GCATAGCGCAGACGCAGAAAAGCCCCGCTCCTTTCGGAACGGGGCTTGGTTAGGCTAGGCTAGGTTATGCGGCTTTGGCTTGCACGGGCTTAGCATCCCATGCCTTGAAGCTTTCATCAAAGCGCATCATCAATGCGCTTATCATGTTCCACGTCTTTGCATCATACGTGTCACGTGCGATTGGTTCGGCTGGACCGCTCTCAATGATGATTGAATGCAATGCTTCGATCATTATTATCACTGGTACGCGTGCGGCCACGTCCTCTACGTTTGTGAACTTCACACTCGTATCAGTAGCAGGAGCATTCGATTGCGTGACCGGTGGTGTTCCTGGCACAACAGCCTTACGCTTACCGTTGCCAAGCTTAGGCGCGTTGATCTCATAGACTTGTGCAATGCTAGCGCGTGCGTTGATGACACGCGTTTTGCCTTTGCTCGTACGACCATGAAACGAGATGGTCTGACCGTCAAGGTCAATGAAAGCATTATCAAGCAGTCGGTCCAGTGCAGCAGCATCGGCCGGATACATGATCTTACTCGGGACGGTGAACATACCAGTGGTATGATTGAAGTCGGCAGCAACTACGCCACTTGCTTCGAGCACACCCGCAGTCGTGACACTGCGCTTGATCAAGCGAACGTGCTTATCACGTGTGTCTTTGATCGATCCCACTTCATCATCGCCCATGTCGCTATTTGTCTCAGCAGCAGGGACGAAATGCGCAACCATGATTGCGTTGATAGCCTCGCGTGTGTCCTTGCCATGGTTGCTGGCCAGTGCACAGTCACGCAATGCATGGTTGCATTTGCCGTCACTGATCACCTGATACATGTGGTACATGACAGCGCACACCGCACGTTGCGAACCGCGTTCTGTAAGCTTGCTACCTGTTGCGGTATCGTCATATGCCGAGTTCATCAACTCGGTTACAACGTTCGGCGGAAGCAGCATCGGCATGCTGTCCTTAGCCATGATGGTCTCGATTGGAGCAACGGGAGCGGTTGCCTTAGCTTTGGTTCTCGAAGCCATTTGGTTAGTCCTTTCGTAAGTCAGCGGCAATGGACAATCCCTGTCGTCTGCTTACTTTCATCATTATAGCGGTATGCAACGCTTGTGTCAACTCGGCTAGCGCATAACAGCAATGCATAATGCAACGCAACGCAATGCAATGCAACGCAGTGTCTCACGGAATGCCACACAGCAGTGTCAGGCTGGATGTGAGACAATCGGCATGCTAGTCTCATGCATGGAGAATAGTGAGACACTATGAGATGCCCTCGTCACCCTGCGTAAAGCCTTTTGTCTTTTAGCATTCCTATGCATATGACATCATGCCATGAACATTGCATACATGCTAGGAATGCATGGCAATTGTTTAGCTAGATAACGCTAATCAACTAACGTGTCCCATGCATGGCAAGGCTCAGGCATGGCCAGGACAGGCAGTGTCAGCACTACATAGCAAACCCTATGCTATGATAGAGCCTGTGTAGCCTAGGTCTGAGTGCTGCTATGGGATATGCATATCATTGCAATATGCATGTAATAGCATGCTATATGATATATGATGTTATGTAATAAGGCCATGTGCATGTGATGTATGCGTTGTCGCATGTCATGCCGTGCACGGTGCTTGTGTGTGGACTGTGGTCCGCGCCTGTCAGTCTCACATACCCATCATCTGATATGATAATCCACCACATGATGAGCAATGCTATTGGTATGCTAGCGTATACATGCGTGTGCGCAACAAGGCCATACCCCCCGTGTCCCCCCTACAATTCCCAAATAGGGGTATACTATATGGGCTGGACAGACGTATAGCACCTGTGTCACCACGGATCACGTCCATTGTACTCCTGTGCGTGTGTTTAGCGTGTGTTGCAGTGCATTGCCATGCATAGTATGTCGTATCCCTATTATATAACATATAGCAGCATGTGTTATATACTATATGCTATTGTATAATGGCATATATGGGATAATTATCGGTCGATTTAGTATCTACGGGTAGATCCGTACTTTGTGTCTGGTTGTAGACATGAGGGCTTGTGCTTTTATCAAGCAAGTGGAAGGCTCCATGGAGGTTTACCCAAATTATGGAGATGCGCATGGCTACCTATGGTCTTGGTGGGACGCCTGGATACTTATCATTCACTGGCTATAGCAATACGCTCGGTGCTGGGTCGGCTGCTAACGGTGTGACGACGGGTCAGGTGCAAGTCAATGGCATCCAACAGGGTGATGACCGAATTGTCAAGATGCTACGCAATGGTGGAGGCACGATTGCCTCGACACGCATCCTCTACACGCTGTTGGGTGCCGCTGTTGGTGCGAATGCGACACAAACCAAGAAGCAAATCAAGTGGGAACAGGGTTCTCCCGGTGGCGTGATCCCAATCGAAACGATTAACATCGTGAATCGCAACACCAATGCAAGTGATCTGGTCGCGTGGCAGTCCCTGATATCCAGGGTTGTGCAACCGTCCACGTATCCGCCTGATTTAAGTGGTAATGGTGGTGGTGGTAAGGGAGGTTTCTGAATATGCCGATCACAGCTGAACAAATGAGCCGATTGTCTCCTGGTGAGCGGTCCATGCTCATGATGTTGGAACGAAGCGGCAATCAATCCAATGCGCAACCGTTACCACCTATGAACTTGCTTGGTGATGCCGCAAGTTATCCGCCCGGAACCAATGTTGGTGGTGATGGTAGTGGTGGTGGAGATGGCGGACAACCTGGGTCGTATGTTATTCCGCCGCGTGCCTCGCCGACCACATCTGTTGCGATGCCGTCAGTTACCAATAACGGTGGCAGAACAAGTGCGCAACCGTCACCATCACGTGGTGCGACACGATTGCCGACACCACCAATTCCTCCTCCACAAGGAACAGCGCCGAATGCGGCAAGCGATAGTGCTACGATGCCGCCTGCTGTTGCGCCAGCGCCGCCCACATCGAGTGGTATGCCTATGATGAGTCCAGATGGTATTCCTATTCTGGATGGTAGCAATGATCCAACTGGTATGGGAGGTGGAGGTGCTGCTGCTGCTGTTGGCGCGGGTGGATTAGGTGCGCTTATTCTACGCATGTTAATGGGCGGCGGTTCTCCTACTCCCAGTGTTCCACCTGTTGTTCCACCAACTACACCAACACCGTCGCCAACAGCGCCACGTCCACCAAGTGGTCCTGGATTTGATCCTGAGTATCCAACCGGTCCTCGCCCAAAGCCACCAAGTGGGCCTGGATTTAGTGCTGAATATGGTCCGTTACCAGGAGCAAGAGGAACTGCTCCAACTGGTGCGGGATTTAGTCCTGAGTATGGCTCACGAACACCGCCAGCCGCACCAAGTGGTGCTGGGTTTGAAGCAGAATATGGATCGCGTGTAGAGCCTGCTAAGGCAGCGATTGATAAAGCAGTTCCCGCTGATGAACCCGCGCCTAAGCGTGCTAAGACTCGTGCACGTGCACGTATTCCTAAGGTACGTGTCTAATGTCTATGCCGCGTATGAATGAACCGCTGCGATTAGCTGATGGCAGTATCATTTATCCAGATGGGCAGGCACAAGCTGAGAATGTAAGAGTAGAAGTGCCAACGCCAGACGATGCCGTGCGTATCGTTGTAGCGGCACGACGCAAGCTGAGTGAGCTACCTGAAGTTCCTAAGACAATGAACGCCGTGAGCGTCATTCTCAGCTATTCGCTGTTTGGTTTGGATATCGAGGAGATCGCGATTGCAACTGGCCTGACGATTGATCAGATTACGCGTATCAGGAAGAGTGATGCGTATCAGCAGATGCATGATACGGTTGTCCGTAGTGTATTGGACAGTGAAACGAACGTGGTTCGTGATTTGTTCGTGAAACAAGCCAAGAATGCCGCTGGTGTGATCGTGCGTGCGATGGAAGAAGGCACACGTGCTGATCGTATGGCTGCTGCGAAGGATATCCTTGATCGTAGCGGTCATCGTCCTAGCGATGTGATCGAACATCGCCACAAGCTGGATGGTGGACTCGTTATCGAGATTGTAAGGAAAGAAATCTCTACAATGCCTATCATCGAGATGGAGAGTGAGTAATGGCATTCGTTGCTGGTCGTAGTTTGGTGCTCGGTGCCGGTGTGGTTGTGCCAATACCGATGGGTGTCGATGTCGCTGGTATCAGTCCCAGTTTTACCATGTATAGTCATATGCGATTACCGGGTGGAACGACCTATACGTTCGATAATGGAGTGGTTCATGTGGTTCCGGCTACTACCGACACAGTGGTTGCCATTCCGGTCAGTGCCACATCTATTGTTGCAACTGCTGCAAGCACTGCGCAGTTGGGTCAATCACTTTGAGCAAACGTTATAAGATCGTAGAAGGCGGTATGCATGACCGCTTTCACCAGTCGAGGAAGAAGGTCCAGTTCATAGGGGGCGGCTTCGGCAATGGCAAGACCGCCGCGACATGTATCAAGGCGCTGAAGTTATGTAAGGATTACCCAGGATGCAATGGGTTGATAGCACGCTCGACATATCCGAAGCTGAACGACACTATAAGGCGAGAATTCTTGCAATGGTGTCCAACGTCCTGGATCAAGCGTATGCCGAGCCGGGACGAAAACACGTTGTTGCTGAAGAATGGCAGCACAATAAATTTCAGGTATGTAGCGCAACAAGGCAAGCAGACGGAGGACTCCAAGTCGAACTTGCTATCCGCAACATACGATTGGATCGTTGTAGACCAATTAGAAGATCCTGAGTTTAGCCATAAGGATTTCATGGATTTGATGGGTCGGTTGCGTGGTAATACCGAATATGTTGGTGATGAGCCAGATATGCCACGTGTTGGACCACGTTGGTTCATGGCCACGCTCAACCCGACCAGGAATTGGTGTTATCGCGAGATCGTGAAGCCATTGCACGATTTCATCGAGCGTGGTTTGGTAAGTCCCAAGTTGTTGTGTGAAGTTGATGCAAATGGTCAACCGTTGTTGGTTGATGGCAAACCTATACCGCTGATCGAGTTGTTCGAAGGAACAACGTATGAGAATGTGGAGAATGTAGGTGAGGATTACATTCGTGGAATGCTTTCCACCTACACAGGTAGTATGCGCGATCGTTTCGTGTATGGTAAATGGGGTGCTCTAAGTGGATTGATTTATCCGCAATTCGATGAGAGTGTGCATACGCTAAAGCATGATGATGTCAAGCTATATCTGAAGCAGATGCGGATGATGGGTTATCAACCCACATTCATAGAAGGTTATGACCACGGTTTGTCCAGGCATAGTTGCTATGGACTGTTCTTCGTGGATGATGACGCGAATGTGATCCTGTTGGATGGATTTCGCATTGCTGAATTCCCAATCGCGGCTGCTGCCAAGCTGATTGCCACGACACGTGCTGAGTATCGCATTGAGGACAATGAATTGGATGCGATATATGCCGATCCCGATGTGTTTAGGCGTAAGGCTGGTAATGCACGCACGGTTGGTGAGACGGTCGCGAACATGTTTGCTGAAGAAGGCATCAGGATGCAACGTGGCAACAATGACATCAATGCGGGCATTAGTAAGAACTGGCAATATCTGACACCGTTGCCGCTGCATGAGAATCCAATCAATGGATTGCATCAGGCTCCTCACTTCTACGTGAGTGATTCGTGTCAGTGGTTCATTGATGAGATCACCGAGTATTACTTCCAACGTGATGGTAGTGACGAGACAACCGATAAGCCCGTTGATCGTAATGACCATGCCATGGACATGTGGAAGTATGCGATGAGCAACCGACCACGGTTGGCACGCTACACTGGCAAGCCAGATGCTGTGCCTGCATGGATGGCGTGGCATGAGATTGAGCGTGCGCAGCAACGTGGTCCGAAGGCAAGACACAAATGAGATTGTTGCTTCTCGTGATGCTACCGTTATCGGCATGCATTAGTCGAGAGGCAATAGTCGTGACGCAGCAACGTGACCTTGATCAGAAGTTGTATCAACTGGAGAGTTTGCGATTGCAACGCGACATGTTGGAAACTGAGCGGTTGAAGCTCTGGTCTACGCCAAGTTATCCAAGCTCCCCTGGCTACAGTAGGAGACGCACGCGATGATCGACCTGCTCGTATCACTGCTTATCCTCATTATCATCTTCGGTCTGGTTTGGTATGTGATCACGCTCATACCATTGCCACCACCATTCGCGGTGATCGCACAAGTCATACTTGCCGTGATCCTGTTGATCATATTGCTTAGCTTGCTGCTTGGTGGTGTTCGTCCACTTGGGGTGTTGCGATAGATGGCTGAGTATGACGATATTATTCGTGGTGCGATGACTCAACTTGGGTTGGACGCACCCGCGCGTGATCCCGTCGTTCCAGAATTGCGTAACGCGACACCGCTGAGGCGTGAGATTGCTCCTGGGAGTAAACCATCGCCAACTGCTGACTTCATTGATCCAAACACTGGGCAGATGACTGAGCAGGGCTGGGCGCGGATGGACAATCCCATGATGGGATTTGATACGGGTGGTGTTGGTTCGATACGTGCATACCATGGTTCACCACATTGGTTTGATCGGTTTGATATGAGCAAGATTGGTAGTGGTGAGGGCAACCAGATATTTTCGCGTGGTTTGTATTTTGCAGAGAATGAAAAAACCGCACGATCGTATCGTGACACGTTATCGAAACGTGTGCTCCATCCTGATTCTGTTCAAGAGTTCAATGATTTGAATGCACAACATGATCTGTTACAAAAGCAACTTGATGCATCGCAGGGTGGTGCGTTTCATCCACAGAAGTTGAAGACATATTATGATCTCGTCGCGAAGATGTCAGACATCAATGATAGGATATTTGAATTGCCTCGTGTGGGAGGTCATATGTATGAGGTCAAGCTGAATGTTGAACCTGAGCAATTGTTGGATTGGAACAAGCCGTTGCGTGCACAACCAAGTGGTGTGCGAAATTCACTCAGTGATCTTGGTATTGTTGATCCAAACATGATGGGGAGCGCAATACCTGGAGACATTGCACGATCAGTTCTTGTTCAAGGCAGTGGGCGGTTCTCACGTGACCAATCCGCAGCGAAAGCAGTCTCTCAACTCAATGATGCAGGCATTCCAGGTGTGCGCTATCTCGATGCGGGATCACGCGGTGTAAGTGCGAACCCATCATACAACATCGTGATGTATAACGACAAGCTGATTGATCTCATGCGTCGTTATGGCATCGCGGGCATGGTAGGTGGTGGTGCCGCTGCTGCTGCGTTACCAGGACAACAGGATCAAGTGCAATGAGTGGAACAGAACAAGACGACCCACAACTTGAACTCGATACGGGTGTTGATCCACTAGAGCAATCGCTTGTCCAAGCTGACGTTGGTCTGCCTGCTGAAGCAGAACCACCTGCTGTTTACAAGGCAATGCCTGACTCACGCATACCCGTGAGTAGTAAGCGTGGTGGTGTGTGGCGTAGTCGGCGTGATACAGGCCAGAAGGGCATGAAGGACCTGATCGATGCGTGGGATGAGGCTATTCGCTATTATAACCATGATCAGTCTGATCATCGTGATGGCACCGACGCTAACGTGGCTGGTAATCGTCATGTCGCAAGGCGGTTGAATGAACGCTTCTCGTCAACCGAGAACATTGTGTATTCCAATGTGAATGCGCAACTTCCTGAGTTGTATGCGAAGAACCCAATTGTATCGGTAACAGCCAGACCAAGTGCTGATGCGCTTGCGGATGAGAAGGGCGATGCGTTCGCGCGTGCGGTGGAGAAGCTGGTCGATGCACTGTTCAGGATGAAGTATGCACCTGGAGTGAACATCAAGCCTAAGGCTAAACGCAATGTGATTGTTACATTGTTGACTAATCGGTCATGGTTCGAAGTTGGTTATACGCAGAAGGACAAGAGCAGTGAGCAAGCTGCTGCTGATCTACAGGCGTTATCTGATAAACTGGCACAAGCGAAGGATGATAAAGAGATTCGCGAAGTTGAGTCGGCACTGGTTGCATTAGAAGAGAAGATTGAGTTTCTCCAGCCGAGTGGGCCGTTTGTTAGAATCCGACTTCCACATCAGGTAATAGTTGATCCGAATAGCAGCGATCCAGGTGGTGGCGATGCTAATTGGATGATGGTAGAGGACATGTTACCGACTGAATATATCAATGCGATATATGGTGAGAAGGACCCTGATAAGGATGAGGTGACAAGCATATTCGAACCATCACATGTGTTGACTGGTGGTGGTGGTCCTGGTGATGATAAAGAATTTAGTCTGTTCACTAAGAAGGACAATGCGTATAGCGCATATGGCTTCGACAGTACGGATCAGTTTGATAAAGCGTGCA